CATCTGCTTCTATTGCTGCTTTTAAATTTGCAAGTGCTTCAACAGCTGAAGCGCCGATTGCAACTCCGCCGTTACCAAAAGTAAAAGTAACGTCACCGTTAAGATTACCTTGTTCATCAACAGCGTCAAGCTTGATTGTATCTCCTGATTGAGGCAAGGCACCAAATTCTATAACAAGAGATGCTGCTGAGCCTTCTGCTTCCATGCCAGCATCTTTTAAGAAATTGCTTCCTGTTGAATCTTTCATGAAGCAACCAAGGAATTGTGTTCTACCTAAAGCAAGAGCATCATTTGAATCCTCTATTGTAGCGTGTGGGTTATCACCTACTTTGCCCAAGTCATTACTTTGTTCTTGAACTTGTTTTGCACCAACTACGAAGCCTGCATCTGTTGTTTTACCGCCACTTGATTTAAGACCGTCACCAACGCCTAAAACGCGGAGATATGTACCAGCACTTGCTGATCGCATCCATTCGTTAAGAGCCATTGGTCCGAAGAGGTTGGCGTTTCCTTGATATCCTCTTTCGCGCATAGAACCAAAGACTTCTTCGAACTGCTGCATGTTGGCAAAAGTGCGAGGCACAAAGGCTGGACCTTTACTCGCGGGGCCGACAACAGCAGCTGGAACGCCTTGAGGTTGTTGCTGCGGATTTCTAACTTGTGATAAGTCGATTTCACGTAATGTTACTCTCGCTGAGCCTTGTCCAGCCATATTATATTTCTCCTATTGATTTCATTTAATTATAACTATACTTCTTATGGGAATTCTACGCCGCTATTTGTAATAATAAAGTCCATTGCAATAAACTCAACAGCTCTGGTCGGAACAACAATAATTCGGCCATTCAGTCTGTTATTGTCAACGTCTTCTTGAGAGTTATTTGTATCATCCATAACAACTCTAAAGTCTTCAATACCTTGTCTTACTCGAACATCTGCAAGAATTGAAGAAGCCTGGGAAATAAATCTATTTCTTGTTGCTGCATCATTTTGCTCAAACAAAAGACCTTGTGCAACTCTTTGAATTCTTCTCTTGATATTGATCATTAATCTTCTTACGTTTACACGGTCCAAAGCTGTTCTTGCAATTTGTGTTGTCTTCTGACCAAAGATAACAAACTGATTATTTGGGAAATTTGCAATCGGATTAATTCTTGCCTCGTAAAGAGTATCACGATCACCTGCGTTTAATCTTACATCAATACTTGATACTCTACCAAGGGCACCTCGAGAAAATCCTGCAGGTGCAAACCAGGGTGCTGATCCTGCTAAATTGTCTGTTCGAGCAAGTGCGCCAAGGGCTACAACTGAAGAAGGCGTTCTTACAACTCTTTGATTTTGAGTTGCGCCATCACTTACAACATCTCCTGAATCTCTTAACATAACGTCTGGAAAATATGTTGCGACATATGATGAATCAAGTTCACGAATATCAAATTGCTGACTAGTCATATCAACATCAGCAATACCACTTGCTACGCCACGTGAAGAAACAAAAATTCTATTTCCTGCTGCATCGTAGTGAGGTATATCCATCAAGAATATTGCCTTGCCAAAATCTTTAACTCTTCGTGCAGCAAAGTCTGTAATTAATGAATCTCTAATACCAGGAACAACCAAGACATTATGATCTACAATCATTTCATCAGTCATAACACGAATAGCTTCTCTATAAGATAACACTGCATTGTTATTTAGCTTTGTTCCTTGAATTGGTAAACCTAATGACTCATTAATGTCACTTGTTCCTGATAGACCACTTAAATATCCATTAGCGCCAGCATGACCATCTACATCAATAGACGATGATTTGTCTGTAAAGAAGAAGTCATCTCTATCTAAAATGTTTACACCGTCAAAACCACCATAAAAAGGAGCAGTAAACTTAGCCATCAAGCTGTACTTATTAAATTTAACAGGATCTTCTGCTAAAAGTTTAGCCATTGTTGCACGAATTGCCTGACTTTGACCTTGCAATTCATTTGTAAATGCATCTTGTATATTATCAGCTGCCATATTAATTGTGTGTGCAACAGAATCGTATGCATTTGAACCAACATCAGCATTTCGAATGTACGCTGCCTCTAAAAAGGCATCTGACAATACGTTAGGTATATCAGTAATCGAAGCATAAGGGAATGCAACTTTCGATAAAGAAAACTTGTTATTGTTAAAGCTGTCTGCTTCTTCAGAACTAAATTTAAGTGCATCTGACTTTGTCAAGAACTTTGTTAAATTAATAATAAGCGGATTAAAATCAGTTAAACCACCTCTATTAGGCTCGTTAATATTTGTTACTTTTTGTGTATGTAATCCCCAGTAGAAATAAGACTTAACATTTTCTTGAGTTACTTTTTGTACAACGCCATTAGACTCTTCTAAAGATTGTCCAAAATAAGTTTGAAAGTAAGTACCGTCTTTTTGCATACTGCCTCTTGTTACTTTTGATCTAAAAGGCAAAGGAGGCAATACAGCACAACCTAAATCATCAGATGCACCACCGGAAACAACATCACGACCAGAAAGCAAAGAAACTTGATTTTCTCCTCCGTCTTTACCGTTAGGTGTTGTTCTTAAAGTAGGAATACCACGATAACCAAAAGGAAGAGAATCTTCTGGGATTTCGTTGCGAGTCACTGACTTATTCATTACGACTCGAATACGTGTTGACTGGCTCGGGAAAGTACCTTCTCTTAGCAGACGCTTTTCATCTTCGTCATTTGTATCAAGATTTAAATAAACTTTTTGATCTCCAATTCGTCTTGCGATATAATTTGGAGAATCTGGATCTAAAGAACATCTTGCATAAGATTCTAAAATAATAGGCGCATCATCTGTATCATCAATTTTACGAAGTTGAACAGTAAATGTTCCAAATCTATAATTTTTCTCTGTTGATGCACGAAGATCTGCAATAGAAATCTTGTAATCATCACTTGCATATGTTCCATCGTCTAAAGATTCAAAGTGAAACAAGTCATATTCTTTATCACCAAAAGGTTGTGATATAAACGAGGTTGTACGTGGTGCTTCAAATCGAGAAACAAAGTCTCCATACATATCCAAATAATTACCGTCATCTTTACCTCTAACTACAGCAACACTTTGTGCTCGAGTTGATGCAAGAAGATCTTCTACAGGAAAGTCTGCATAAAGAAAGTGTCCTGTGCTTGTAAAACTGAAAGAATCTGTGTTTAAAACTTTTGAAATATATTGCGAAGACGCTGGGTCTAAAGAAACTGTATATTGTTTTACAAGCAAATTATTGACTGCATCGTGAATATAAAGAGTAAAAGTTTTATCAGCATCATCTGACACTTGAGATTGATCTGTTCCACCGCCTGAAACGATTCTTAACGTATAATCCTTATGCATAAAAATCATTGCACGAACTAGCTGTATTATGTCGTCGTTAGCGACTAAGCCATTACTTGGGTCTTCGTCAGCGTTTGTTGTGATTGAGTCATTATCGTTAAAAATACCATATGTAACATGTTCTGCGTCATCAACTTTGTGTTCTGCAACAATAAACTGTACTGCTCCTTTTGCTTGATTTTGCCCTAAGTCTGCACCATCTAGTTTGAATCCTGCAAATTTAAGATCTGAGCCGTAACCTTTACCAGTACCTAAAATACGGCAGAAAGTTGCTGCTTTACCTCGATTTGCAAAAAACTCAGCAACAGCATGAGATGCTGAAGTATCTTGGTCGGGCATGCCGAATTCTCTGATAAATTCATCTACGCTTGTTACTGTTTTCGGTACGAAAGCTTGTCCTTTTTGGGCAGGACCAATTACACCCACTGGTGTAGCTGTATTTCGTGTAAGAGGACGACTAACTAACTCAATCTCTCTTTCGAAAAATCCTGGAGACTTAAATGTCTGTTCTGCCATGATTATATTCTCCTACTAATATTTCTTGTTCTATGTTTAATTATTATAATACTTCTTAATTATTCTTTGTCGTTTGAAATATTAAACAAAACTTCAGCCAGACGAGCATCATAAACTGTCTCACCTTTGCCTTTTGATGCTTTTGCCATGACAGGAATAAGTTTGCCTTCGGTATTTCTTACAAAAGTTTTTCTTGTCTTTTTCCAATCAGAGCCTCTTGCACCAACTGATTCGCTTGTGTACTTTTCTAAATTAAGTCCTACTGCAACTCCTGCAGATGCATCAACATCTCGAAGCGCAGCAGCATTTGGTCCGCCTCTCACGCCTACACCTTGTGCAGGTGCAAAAGAGTCTTCAGTTGCAAGATCATCAAAAATATGAGCGTCAGGATTTGAATCAACAGGTGCACCAGAAAGTTGTGGATCTATATTTTCATATTCATCTAAGACATCGAAAGATATTTGAGGTGCGCTCAAGAAAGATCTTAAAGCAGTCTTTCCTCCTAATATGTTTGGTGCAATCAAATAACCTGTTGCATTTAAAGACATACTATATTTAATATACCTTTCAGCATCTGTAAAATCTGCATAGCTTGTATCTTGAGAAAAAGAACTTTCCATAAAAGCAGAAAAAGTATAACCTTTATCACTTTCTAATCTAAATTGTTGCCCAGGATTAAGTGTGTAAGCATTTAAAATACTTTCCAAGAATTTGTTCATTTGCTGTGTAAAAGACGACCAGATTGTAATCTCATAACTTGCAGAAAAATACTTAATAGGGGGTATTTCTATTGTTTCAATAATATTATTTACTGTTTTAGGTTTAAGCGAAAAGTCACCATCCTCTAAATTAAGGTCTTCACCTTTAACATTACGCAAGCCTTCAACATTTTGTTGCTGTCTATATTCTAAATCTTTTTTGGAAATTCTTTTAGTTACAACATGAGGAAACATTTGATTATTTGCAATACCTTTTTGTGGCACTGCATCAACTGCGCCTCTTGATATAGATATAAGTGGTAAAATAAGTGTACCGTTTTTATCTATAAGTGGCTTTTTGCGTCTTAATATAGCAAACCTTTCACCAGTTGCAAAGACAACAGGTACCTTCTCTACAGAGCCATGCATTTCATGAAAAAGAGGAATTTGTTTGTCAAAAAGATTAAAAACAGACTTGTCTAAGTCTTCAAGGCCGCAAGAGGGAATGACATAGTCAGGCTCGTTTGTCCCTTCGTAACCAGTAGGTGCATATCTTTTAGCGTTATCTATGTCATACTTTGTTGCCATTAATCATCTCCATAAAACGAAGAACCTACTCCGTTTACGCTCTTTGTTGTACCATCAGGTGCAACTTTTTTAGGACCTGTAATTGGATCATCAATGACACCGTCACTTCTTAATTGACGCTTGTCGCTTTCATTAAATCCTCGCTGCTGCTCAAATGTTGTTTGTATTGCATCTTTGTCTGTATATTCTTCTCCTAAAGGACCATGAGGTTTAAATGCAATCTGCTCCATTCGAGTTTGTTTACCATTTACCTGTAAAGAAACAACTCTATCTATCTGTCCGTAAGCAAGCTTGTCGTATTTAACAGAAGTTGCTTCAAAAAAGTATGTGCCATAAGAAAAATAGTCACCTTCGTTAAACGTAATACCTCTATCAAGCAAGTCTCTATAATGCAAATACAAAGTAATTGTCTTAATATGTTCAGAGCCAAAGTTTGTTGTTTTAACTTCTGAAGGTTGCCATTCAATCATGCATTCAATTTCAACTGGTGGATTAAATATCTTATGAGGTGACTCTTCGTACACTTCATGTATATTAGACAAGTCTTCTCTTATTGTATAGTAGTATACTTTTTGACCTGCTACGTCTTTAATCAACTCTTTTGTCAAGTCTGAAAAGAAGTCTACTTCTCGCTGCCCTACAAATAAACGTGCCATAATCTTTATCCTATAATAATTGCTCTTCCGTTAGGAATAGGTATTCTTTTAAGAATCTGTGTCATTGTTTCAGACTGGGCTGCATCACTCTCTAAAAGTTTTTGATAAGTTAGCTTATCTAATGTCTCGCCTAAAGAAGTAATTAAGTTCACTTTGTCTTCTCGACCTTGACTTAAAAGTTCACTCCCGTTCATGCTTAAATCACTACCTGGAATAGGCACAGAAGAAAACTTTGATCTTACTAAACCTAATGTTTCTCTGCACAATGCCAAAGTATATTGCTTAATCCACGTTCTACACATAGAATTAATGCTCTCGTACTTGATGTTAGAAAAAGGTACATTAGATATGTTTGAAACGCCAGTAATAGAGCTGTCGTCGTAAGGTAATGTCGTTTTATAAGGATCTGGAGGAAAAGAAAACTTAACAAAAAGATTCATTGGATTTCCTTTTGATGGAGATGGAAATATTCTTAGATTTTTTCCTTGCAATCTATACGAATAATTACTTCTTCTTACTCTATTTGATATATCTAACTGTCCTGCACGAAGCAAGTCTTCAAAAACAGGTAAAACATAAAAAACTGTTTCGGGTGTAAAAGATTCAAATGAAAACTGGTTGTTTAAGTAGTTGACTGCTGATGTTGTATCAAAAAACCTGTAAGCAGCCTGCGGGGAAAAGTGAAATACTTCTTGGATTTTAATTTTTGATGGTAATATATTTGCAGGCAAGCTACTTGCAAACTTTGGATTAAAAGCACTTAAGTGTCCATCACTACCATCAAACTCTTCAAGCTTAAGCTCTTCACCATTTGGCCCAGGAACTACAAGATCTGAATATATATCGTAATCTTGCTTCCCGCCTTCAAGTTTTATAAATGACCTAACAAAATCTGTAGAACCACCTACACCTGCTTCTGATGCATATGGCTCTGCACGACGTGTTAAATATTCTAATGTTTCTCTTGGAAACTGTTGTTCTTTTCCATGTGGACCAATTCTGGCCAAAACAATAGGAGAAGCAGCAACTCTTACTTCGCCATCCAATAATTCAACAATTTCTCTTGGAGTTATAACATTACCGTTTTCGTCTGTTTTATATTGGCCTTGTTTGTTGTTTATTTTAAAGCGAGGATCAAACGTGTCTTGTATGAGTAAAGGACTTTCGTTTTTTAAAGCATCGTCGCCGAAGTAGTAATGATCAAAGTCATTTTTTTTAAATGTTTCGCTTGGTCCTATTTGCAAACCTAACAAGTTTGACATGTATGATTCAGCTTGGTGTGCGTTGATGTTTTTAGAAAACTCTAAGCATGCTTCTTCAAAGTTTGTCCATATTTGTCTATTTGTTAATTCTACAGACATAATGTCATCACCAAGACGACGTTTTACGTATAATACAATACCCACTGCGTCTTCTTGAAAATGCAAGTCTTTATCAAACACACCAAATGCTGTTGGCTGCGTTGTCTCAAGAAATGAAGCCATATATGTCTCTCCTATCTATATACTTCTTTATTATATAAATATAGGACTATACTCTAATTAACTTGCTATTTCTTTCTACTTATACTAAAAAACCCCAAAGAGTATCTCTACTACAATGAGGTTTTAAAATAAAAAGTTTAGTCTTTAAAGTCAATTAAACTGGAGCAATTGCGCCTGTCATTACAAGACCTACAAGAGTAACTCTTACTGTGCACCCATCACCTCCAGGAACTCCATCCAATACGATTTCAAGTTCATCTGCAGCAGCTTCTAATGCGCGTCCTGTTGTTGCTATAGCACCATTAACTGCAGCTAAACCGTTACACGATACAAATCCTTTGTCGCCCGCCGCATCTGCAGTAATAGCAGCACCGTCAACAAAACAATCAGGATCTGCATCAGTTCCAATATCTTCAATTACTACAGCTTCAGTTGCAGCTTCGGTTACGCGGAACATTGCAGCAAGTGCAACAAAACCTGCAGGGACAACTGCTGAAGCTGACTTTGCTGTAGTTACTGCAGCGCCAACTGTAATGTCGGCTTGAATTATTTTTAATTCCGACGCAGCGCTATTTGATGCTAACAGCTTTATAGCAGCACCGCCTCCAATAGAAGTGCCGGTTTTCTGTACGAGACCTTTTTCATTACTAATTTCTACTAATGGCATTTTGAGTCTCCTTATGCTGTTGCTTGAGTAAGTACAAGACCTACAAGTGTAACTCTTACTGTTGCATCACCTGCGCCAGGATCACCGCTTAAAGTAACGCTAAGTTCGTCTGCTGCAGCTTCTAATGCTCTACCAGTTGTCGCTGCATCACCATTGACTGCAGCTAAACCATTGCATGATACAAATCCTTTATCACCAATTGTTCTTAAATCTAACAAACCAGCACCGTCGACAAAGCAATCAGGGTCTGCTTCAGTTCCAATATCAACCAAGTTGACATTACCTGTAGAGGCAACTGTAAATCGAACATGACAACTTAAAGCTACAAAGCCTGCTGGGACAATCGCTGCTGATGATTTTCCTTTACTGCCTGCAGCGCCATCTGCAATTGTCACATCTGCTTGAATTACTTTAAGCTCTGCAGCTGCACCATTTAATGCAAGTAATTTAAGACCTGCACCACCATCTGTTGCGGCACCAGACTTTTGAACTAAACCTTTATCTGTACTAATTTCTACTAACGGCATATCATATCTCCTTTTTTTTTATTTTATAAAATTATTGTACCAATGAGAGACGAGAAGGTTCGTATGCATAAACCTTTCGCGTATTTTTTAAATTTTGAACTCTAAACTTTCCACCTTTTGCATGACCTACAACTTGACAACGCTTGCCAGTTGGTGTCATAACAATAGAACCAATACTCATACGAGGCAGTTCTACAACCTCAGCCTTTTGTTCTACAACTGGTGCAGGAACTTCTACAGGAACATCAGCAACTGCTTCTGAAACAGGCTCTACTTTGGCTGACATTTTTGCTTTCGGCTCTTCAGGCACAGGAGGTGGTTCTTCTTCGGCTTGAGGCTGTTCGGGTTCAACAACGGGTGGAGGCTCAGGTGCCTTTTCTTCTACTGCTGGTTCAACAACTTCTACAGGAGATTCTACTACTGGTTCTTCTTTTTTCTTTTTAGAAGTAGACTTTCTTCTTGTTGCCATAACTTCCTCACTTTCTGTGATAAACTTGTCCGCATGATTCCGATGCACTGGCGGGGTCAGCTGTTATGTTTGCATCGGGCCTAAAACTATATATTATGTAAATACAAAAAAAGTGCATTAATGCACTTAAAATATATTTTTTAAAATTGTTACTCGGAATCAGATGAATGTTCAGAATCTTCTTCAGGCATGCTTACCGCTGCCTCAGCATCATCTGATTCTGCGCCAGCTTTTTGTGCTTCTGCAGCTTGTCTCTCTTGCTCTTCTCTTGGTACTAGCTTATCAATTG